CGAAAGTTCTAATATCTTTATCTATTTTTGAATTGTATAGTAACCGTACTGTATCCCCTGCCCGACCATTCGGTACTAGTGCGAGATGGTTAAGGAGAGGCTTAGTCTGTTCAGCGTCAAACTCAACACCGTTAAGACTTCCTGATTTAAGAATAGTTGTACTACGATACCCTTGAGATACTTCCTTTAATTTCTTAGATAGAATAAGGTCTCTAACTTCTGGGTCGTAAACCCTAAGTGTAGCAATAACAATCTCTTCCCCATCATCCATGATTATCCGGGGGCTAGATAAAACACCTTTTATAAATTGTGAAAAATTTTCGGGGGTTACTTCAACAAACGCCCCGTTCTCGTCTTGGGGGTGCTCCAGGACGAACGACGCTCCCTCACAGGATTTTAAAAATTCAGGTGTAAAGAAATCATCACCGAGATACTCTTTTATCTCTACCATTTCGCCCGTTTCAGGATCTTCATAAATATAGGGTAATACTGCCCTACGAGCTAGTACGGTATCGACAAGTAAAAATCCCTCAGGTGTTATGACGGGTTCAGTCATAAAATTAGAGCGGTAAATATTGGATTTAGCCCCGTATTTTTTAGCGTCGTCTGAACGATTAACTTTCATAGTATATATTATACACCATGTTCTTAATCCCGTGTTATTGCTATTCAGGGCCGAATGAGGCTTCTGCTTCACATCTACATCGATAGTCTTCTCCAGGATGGAAATTACCATTATTTAATAGGGGGGGATCATCCCAATAAAAAAACTTATTTTTCTGATCGGAATGATCATCTCTAACTTTACCATCGCGGGTTATCCTCCAATAGTAGCCGGGAAAGCCTGCCCTTACCTGCATATCTTTATTAATTGCGGCGTGCGCTTTTGCTATCTGGTCACGGGCTACAAACTCCGCATAGGCAGTACCATTGTCCGATATCTTTTTAACTTCCTTCACGATTTCGGCAGGGCCTGAACCACCGAGTAAGGATCTCTCTACCACCTTCGATAATTCGTTTTCTTGCTCTTCTGTAATTTTAGAAATCAGTGCAACATTATTATCAATTGCTTCCTGCATAGGTACACTATCCGCTTGGAGGGCTAACTTAGGAATGGGAAAATCTTCTTTTTCAAATTGTTTGATGATATCTTTTTCAATACGGCCACCCATACGGGTGACAATATTATTCATTGACTTTAGTGTTTGCTTAAATAGATTTTTATTAAGTAGCCGCTCCCGTATTTCTTTAAGTCGTTTTAACGTTTTTTGATATGCCGTAGTATTGACTGTCAGTAGTCCCTTTAGTTGCTTTTTTTCCACACCCTCTTCAATCAATGCCTGCCTTAATAACGTAGTATATTCCCTATTGACCGACTCTATTAATTTTTTAAAAGTGGTGGCGTAAGAGCTTTCAAGATCTCCGGGAAACTTTGCCATATTAATTTTTACTCAGTTTGTTAAATTGATCCATAAAGTTAGATAAACCTTCCATCCCCATAGTACTAAACTGTGAAGTCTCATCAAATCCCTCAGGTATAAAATCCTCTAGTTCGGGGTGGGCTTCTGCCCGCGCCTCTTCTGGTTTAAGTACCCCACTTTGTATTTCCGTAGCATTGGTTTGCGAATTGATTAACTTTATTTGCGCATCCTGTAAGGGGTTAACCGATTGCAATGGATTATACTCTATATCCCACGTTATGGAATCAGGATTAATACCATTCATACGTAACTTATAATTTACGTCCCCCTCCTGCTCCCATAGGATATAGGGTATTAGGTAATCGAGAAGGGGGGTTAGCTTCTGTTTTTGTTCACCTGATTGGACAGTAGTTTCATAATAATCTCTTTGATCCTTTTCAGCACTTGCAAGCTCCCCTTTTGCAGATCCTTTAATTTGAGATTGTGGAACTTTTGAGGTAGTCGCTAGATACTCGTATAAAAAATCAGTACCCTCTTTAAGCCCCGCAAACTTAGTTTCTAAATATTCAAAATCGTAGTTGTCAGGAACCGAGGCGACAGATTTTGAAGTGAATTGTAGTTTAATCTGTTGGATGAGTTTCATTAAGCCTGCTTTCTGTTTAGGGTCTTGACTAACTGCCTGTGCTGCTGGATACTTAACTATCAAAGCCCTGTAACGTAGGAATAAGTTTTGTATTGTCCATTCAGCAATAGCGAGACCTTTACAACCCGTTAGTATTTTATCTAACATAGTTACGCCTCTGTTCCGGTAAATATCCATACTTTCTACATAGTGTAAATATCTATTCTCTGCCATCTGGGCACCCTGAATATAAAATTTATCTATCTCCCCGTAACCCGTAGCGTGGGGGTCATAGTTTTGCATCATAAAACTAATTTGCTCTTCAGGTATAATATTAAGGCATTCTATTTTTTGTATGTTGCTCTTTAATAGAGGAGTATTTAAAAAAGTCCTGCGCTGATCCATACCTGATTGTTTAATTATCGGGTAGACGGTTGCACCCCTGGAATAGAGTTTAGTATCTATAAGATATCTAAAAGCTTTCTTGTTAAACTTAAGTTCTTTTAATTTTTCAAGAACCATTTCACCAATACCTAAATCGTCATAATTGGTTTTAATTTTAAAACCATTTCGGAGTGCGTCTTTTGAGGGGGTGTCGATAATAGCAGATACAGTGTCTAGGGATCTATGCCAATTACGGGCATCACTGCCTGAGTAAAATCTATCCTGCGTCGTTATAGCTTCTGTAGGATCGCTCCCGTTAAATCCAATACCTAGGGATTCAGAAACGATGGAATTGATCTTGTTAATTTCTTGGGCTAGTTGTATGTGTTTGGGGGTTTTGTTTTGTGTGAAGGTGGTTTCTTTCATCTCACTATTATACTCTGATAATGAGATGAAAGGTTTTTAAATACTATTTAGGAGCTATATAATATTTCATTAAGACTGAATAGGCATCTTGTACGCTCTCGTATATCTGGTATGTAAGCGTAAGAGGTAATTATAATGCGGCAGTAGCCATAGGGAATATCAGCTATGAAATTATAGGTATAGGCGATAACGGCGTCGTGACCGAAAGTGAAAGGAATATGAGTATACCCTTCCGATAAGTCATCGACTACCCACACCCCGAGCACGGAGCCTGGAGAGTGTCCAGCTTTTTCAGCGCATAGTTGGGAAGTTGCCAGTAGGGAGAAGATAACTGATAAGATTAAAATTAATGTTAATTTTTTCATCATTTTTCCTAGATATTTATTTTATATACATTATACTCTGATAATGAGATGAAAGGTTTTTAAATACTATTTAAGCTCTTCTTTAATTTTTTCCTCAAGGTCTTCAAGCTGTTCCGTAAGATCATCCTTAAGCTCTTCTTTAATTTTTTCCTCAAGGTCTTCAAGCTGTTCTGTAAAATCATCCTTAAGCTCTTCCTTAATTTTTTTCTCAAGGTCTTCAAGCTGTTCTGTAAAATCATCCTTAAGCTCTTCCTTAATTTTTTTCTCAAGGTCTTCAAGCTGTTCCTCAAGTTCGTGGAGTTTCTCCTCAAACGTTAACTCAAGAGCTTCAAGTTTCTCTTCAAATCCGTCCGTATGTTTTACCTCTCGGGCTTCCGTCATAGGCCCCTCACTCGGTTCTTGCGCATTCCAGTTTTTAACAGCCTCTTCCCTACTTTGTACACCGCTTAGGTGATGATTACATTCAATACATTTTACTTGACTAACCCCACTTTTCTTAATAAGTTTTGGGAATGGATGTTTGCACTTAGGGCAACGATTTAATTTTTCCATAAAATATTTCCTTTTTGTTTTTATCGTACTTGAAAATTATAGGTACCGTCGGAGTTATCCATTCTTACAAGTCCTATATTTGACCGGGTGATCCATCCTGCGGCGATGGCATATTTCCAACCGCGGCCCACGTCTTGGAGTTCTCTGATTTCCTCCCTATGCGTGGAAGGATCTATAGTGATAGATGTTATATTTTGCATCGTATGATTTAAGTTGCTACTGCTACTCGATTCATCCAACCTCTAAAATATTTTTTCTGGGAGGTATCTTTTTCTATAATTTTTTGATAGTGTTCGTACTGCTCCCCATTCATACTGATTAACATTGCCTTCTCATACTTAGGCAGAAAAACATTAAGGGCTTCAAGCGTTGCAGATCCAAAACCCCCATCTACTTTTACGGCTTCAACAAGCTTATAATTGTTATTGTTAATAGCCCGTTGTAAAAATTTCACAGCATTACTACTACCACAATTAACAGCACTGTCAAAAATCTCAAGTGCTATAGCTTCAGGGAGTTTATCACATTTAAGTTTTTTCCAAAAGTTAGTAAGATAAAATGATTTAACAGCCTCGTTGAATAAATCATTATGTTTTAATTCATCCAGTTTATTAGCTTTCTTTTTTGCGTCGACAATAACCCAGCCTACCCAGTTACCCCACCATTTGCGAGAAATACCACATATAGTTTCACCGCCCTTATCATTTGAATCGTACGAATGAAAACCTTCATGTCCCATAAGTAGGGGGAACGCAATATCAAAAGGGTCTTTCTTAGGGACTTCACCAGTTGCCTTGACTATTTCAACTTCCATTTTTTTAGTTTCTATAACTACTTTCGTTTTAGCTTTCTTAAGTTTAAAATCTATTACATTGTTTGCCGCCTTAAGCCCTTGCATCCCTGCAATCTGAGTTATAAAACCAACTATGAAGGTAGTCCCTAACGTGTTCCATAGTGACATGTAATCGACTGCTAACAACCTTATCACCTCATGGGTAAAACCAAACTCTATATAGTTAGCCCATAAATTAATTAAGGGTGTCGACATTACCATGAACCAAATTAATACAAGGGGGAGAGACGCGAGGGTAAACAATGCTTTAGTTACAAACTTTTTTCGATACGCTAATCCAGCCATAGCTAAATCATGTTTTCGCTGTTCTCTGTTTTCTTGATTACCATGTTTAACTGTTCGGTACTTACTCGCTTTACCTGCGAAGGCTTTCGCGGTGTCTGCTATTTTTCCGAAAATTGCTGATCCAATCATAATTTATTTCCTTTTAGTTTTTTTCTTACGTTTATCTAAACGTCTGTATCTTTCCCCGCCATCCTTACCGAGCCGCCTATCAAGTGCCTTATCCATACGCTCCCGCAACTTAATTAAGAACACTGTATAAATTGCAATGGATAAATGAAACATAGTGACCATATAGTAAGAGAGTATCCATAAATCTGTTTTAAAAACTTTATGTGACAGGGTATAGAAGATAGTAGTAAGCAACATCGTTACAATACCTATAGTACTTTTATATCTCCAGTAAACTACAATCCCGGTAAGAGTACCCCACAAATAAACTTGCCCTATAGCGTTTACAGAAATACCGAGAGCAACGAGTAAGTAACCTATTATACCTAAGTCGACGAGTATGTTTATAAATTTTTCCATGTGTAATTATACACTGAAAAAGGTTAGGGAGTTTTAATGTAATTTAAAATCTGGGCCTGCTATAGGCCATGAATTATTACATGTCCTACATGTTACCAAACAAAGAGGGCCGTCTTTTTCAACATGATTACACTCGCATTCGGGACAGGTGATTAGATCTTTAGCTAACTTAGATTGATAGCATCCAACGCCCGCAATATTATTCATAGTAGGGTTCATAGTCATACAATTACTATACCCTACGCAATCCGAGCATAATAAGTCTATCTTTTCAGGTTCCGCATTGGTTATCAGCTGTTTTACTATATCGACCTTAGGAGTTTTCTCGATTTCTTTTTTCTTAGGCTCACAATGATCCGCGCCGCCGTGCAGGCGGACAAACATTTCAGTATATAGCCAGTACTCATGATTAGATTTTATTTCTGTGAAAAGCTTAGCAAGCGTCTCGCAATGCTCGCATCCTGTTTTTACCTGCTGTTGTTTCTTCGCTAACTGTTCAATCTCATAACACGCCTCAGGTACCCCACCCTCTAAATGCCTGTCGTCTAATTTTTGTAATATTTTACAAAGTTCTTCTCTATCCATAATAAATTCTCCTTAACCTAATTATATCTTTATATAAAGCATAAGTCAAGAACTATTTATAAATGACTTTGGAAATCACTTAGGTCATCTGCCTTAGCGTATAGCCCCGAATTAAGAACGTAAGAATATATAGCATACCTAACAGAGTCCATAGCATCATCATCAATTTTCTTAGGCTTGTCTTTTTCCTCTTCCCATATGTAAGAGTCGAATTCGGCCAACGTCATGGGGCATTTATCACCATTGATATGAAATTTCCCATCCTCTATCAAACCCCCTACATAACTAATTCCAGACAAGACAGAGCCGGGACCTTTAATGGCGGGTTCGGCGGGTATGCCATCCTCCTTTAATTCCTGTATGATTTCCTTTCTTGCACCATCACAATACAAGACTTCAAAATGATGTTTGTTATGCAGCTCCCTCGCTTTCTCCCGTATCCGGGGGGAGGTCATTTTAGTTTTATAAAATTCGTCTGTCTGTATCCAGTTCTCCCCATCCGTTTTTAAAACTGAAAAGGCGCACGGATGTACGAACCCGAAATCAAGACCTCCTATACAAGTCCCGAATCTCGGAATTGTAAAATCTATACTACGTTGAGCGGGTGGTAAGTTATATATAAGCCCTGAATAATTCCCATACTCCCCAAAAAAGAAACGCTTCTTTTTAGTTTCTGATAGGCTTTCTAATGTTGTTAAATATTCTTGATTTAGATTTTCCTTATTGTCGTATGGATTAAGCTTTATACGCTCAATCTTTTCCCGCTCTTTATGGGGGGCACCATCGGCAGGGTTAATACCAAGATGGAAAAATTTATAATCCCAGGAGTTAAAAGAGGTAGGATTGCAATCTGCAATGAACCGACATTTAATCATGTTGCCGTCTTTATCCACTGACGTATCATTAAGACGAGAAAATAATAACTCTATATCAGTCCAACGGTTTTCATTGGCTTCATTAACGTAGATGGTCGCATACTCCGAACCGAGTATTGAATCAATCTGATCTGATTGAAGCCCTCCAAGAACTATAGAAGAACCATTATTGAAATCGATTGAGCCCTGAGTTTTATTGATGGAACAAAGTTTATGCCTCGCATAGTGTTTAACCATTGGCTCAATGGTTTGTTTCCAAACTGTTTTTTTAGCATTGGCAAATGAATGTCTAATAACTATGTGCTTAGATCCAGGGTATTTGAAACACATCATGATAAGGAGGTTTATAACAAGTGCTGTTTTTCCCGAACGGGAGCCCCCATATAATTGAATATATTTTTTAAGCTTGTTTGCAAGGGTAGCCCTAACCGCGTGTCTTTGAGCGACGGTATAAGCAAATGTAGGTATTGGTAGAAGTATAGGCATATTTCTACATTATATCATAGGTTGCTTACGGGTGGAGCTTCGATTGTCTCGGGGGTTTTGTGGAGGGTATCATTAGCTTTTTCATACCACTCCCATTTTGAGCCTGTATCACATACGGTTCTATTATTAGCGCATACATCCCGCCGGATCATCGGGGCGTCACTCATGTTATGGTCGCAAATAAAACCACTCCAAAAACAGAATGGTCCTGTTTTATTCCATACCCTACTCATAATTTGATACCTGCTAAGTGTTCAATTATATTCATAACCTCGTCACTGGTAAACCACATTTTAGCGGGGTACTTAAATAAAGTCCTAAAAATCCTTATTCGTTTTTCCTTTTCTTCCCGGCTAATAGGACACTCTTCACAGTAATCGGCTATTGTATCTGTCTTACATCTATCACAGGTATCGTCATCAGGAAGATTAAAATTTTGTGGCATATCTTCTCCCATAGTATCTGCGTTAAGGATTTCAATAACGTCTTGTACAGTTTCCCATTGTCGGTTGAGAGGTAAGGTTTTAATCATCTCTACTATAGTATTTTTCACGGTTTAACTTCCTTAAGGTAGCCTATAATTTCATTCAGCTTTAATAATACCGCGGGCTCAAAATCAGGGCCCTCAACTACTTCGCCATCCATAGGCCACTGTTGCCATTCAATATTAATCCCCTTACTATTCCTATTAAAATATACGTCAAGTATTGGAAACAGTTTATCAAGTTGTATGACCCTAAGCTCAGTTACTAAAGTTTGCTCTGAACTATTCTTTATTTTTTCTTTTAATGCTTGGATCATTCCAACTCCTCAAACTTAAAATCTTTCAAAGCAGTTCTAAGTTTATCTAAATTCCTTTTCGTCTTACCACACCTCTTACAAATACCTGCTTTCACATTGTCGTGTAATAGTATTAACGCTTGCGTACGGTTTTCTCCTAACGTATCTAACCACTCCCATAATTCCTTAGGTAGAGATAATGTATTCTTAATAGGTGCTACTGCATATTTTTTTGGTCGACTCATACTATATCCTCTATAAGTTTTACAGCCTTCATATTGAAAATCATAATAATAGGTCTGCCGTCTTTGAAAGAAACTGTTAAATGTACGAAGGGAACATTAGAGTAGAATACATCTCTATGCTTAAATCCCGCTATCATGTAACGCACCCTATATCCTCTATTCGTATTCTGGATACCTCTCCTCCGGCTCCCGGTCGGCCGCCATGGAAGGTTACGGTCAGCTCTGGAAAAAAGGGTGCTATGTCACGTGCTTTTATCATATACCTACCCGCTGTCTTTAAGGGGCACTTCATAATCTTAGCTACGTGATGTAAATCTTTAAAACCCTTATTCCTAAAATAGAAGATGAGGAATAATAGCTTTTCATTAGGTGTTATGCAGTTGTCAATATCCATGTTTAGTACTCCTACGTAATAAATATGGTGCATAAAAATATATGCACACCGATAAGGCCGCTACTACTGATAAGATTGTGTCAATCATTGATACTCCTTTAATAGTAGGGCCTTTGCGGGTAGCCCTAAACGAGAGTCGTTAATCACTCAACCTAACATATATACTATACACCTAAAACTAAGTTATGTCAACCCTATGTAAATAAAAGTGTGCTTTTTACTTTCTTCTATATAAATCTATTAAACATCCTCTCCGCTACTATCAAAAGTTAGGTTAACGACTGCTCCCCCTATGTCACTTGCTTGGCCCATCCCCGCAAAATTCGCGAGGGCCTCAAGGGCTTTTTGTTTATCCATTAGTTTAATCCTAATCCCCTCCTTAGTTGGAGTGATCTCCTGTATAAATTCCCCTAACGCTTTGGGAATATCCTTAGGTGATTTTAACGTAAATGTTTTGGTACCACTTTTAAAGTAGTCAAGGATGTTTAAGTCTGCTATCGCTTTTTGTTTTTGCAGTATGTAGCTACTATCCACCTGCTCTTTTATCGCTAATTCTTGAGAATAACGCTTGTATAACGTACGCACCCTAATATCAGTTAGGAGTGAGTTAGCCGCGGCGGAGGCGGTTGTTGATTTACAATCAAAGGTGTCTTGATACGCTACTGTTTGATTTCCCATCCGCATAACGAGACGTTTGCAAAAATGCACGGTAGCAGGTGCGAGTTCCTTTTCTAATTCCTCGGTCGTATAATCTGTGACTGCATTACTTTTTTTATCTGTGGTTTTTCTATTTGATTTTCTAAGCGGTGCTACTTTCTTTTTAGCTACTTTCTTTTTAACTACAGGTTTCTTTTTAATGGTAGGTTTCTTTTTAATGGTAGGTTTCTTTTTAACAATGGGTTTCTTTTTAGTTGTTGGTTTCTTTTTCACGCATCCTCCCATTGCTTTTTATATCCATCAACGCTCTCATCAATTAACACTATTTGCTCGCGCTCTAGGAGGATAGATCTTTTAAGTATGTCTATCTGCCTCACAGGGGATTTTATAGTGTTTTCTATTCCATGGATACTTTCTGTACATGAGTTTATTCTATTATATTCTGTCTCAATCCACAGCTTTGCTGCTTTAGATAACTTCATTTCTTTCTATTACCTTTAGTAACTGTAACAGCACCTTGTAAGACCTGCTCCCCACTTACTACACGTAGGTAGATATATTTATCTGCATGTTTCATCCCTGTTGCTTTCATATCTGCGGTGCTATTAAATGAAGGGTTATTCTTACATATTATTTTAAGAGCTTGTAGTTCCTCT